GTCATCTGACAGAGCTTTCGAAGAGGAAGTAATGTTATCAGGATTCGGTCAAGCTAAAGTAAAACCAGAAGGTTCTGGAGTAGAGTTCGATAAAGCTCAAGAAACTTTCACAGCAAGATACACTCATGAGACAATCTCTCTAGGGTTTGCTATCACTGAGGAAGCGATTGAGGACAACTTATACGACAGACTTGCTCAAAGGTATACAAAAGCATTGGCAAGATCTATGGCTCAAACGAAACAAATCAAAGCAGTGTCTCCGTTAAACAACGGGTTCAATGGTAACTTTAAAGCAGGTGATGGAAGCAATTTATTTGCAACTAATCACGCTACTATTAATGGTACTTTCTCGAACAAGTTAGCGACGGATTCAGATTTAAACGAAACTTCATTAGAACAAGCAATGATCGACATTGCAGGTTTAACTGATGAGAGAGGTTTAAAAATTGCTGCTAGAGCAACTAAGATGATTATTCCATCTCAGTTACAATTCACAGCGGAGAGATTAATGAAATCTCAACAAAGAGTTGGAACTGCAGACAATGACATCAATGCATTAGCAAGCATGGGAATGGTTCCAGGTGGTTATTCAATCAACCACTTCTTAACTGATCCTGATGCTTTCTTCTTGATCACTGATGTTCCTAACGGAATGAAACATCTTGAAAGAGCTCCATTAACTACAAAAATGGAAGGTGATTTCGATACTGGAAACGTAAGATACAAAGCTAGAGAAAGATACGTATTTGGCGTATCTGACCCTAGAGGTATTTTCGGTACATCTGGTGCGTAATCAATAAAAATTTGAGGCGGGACACAATCCCGCCTCATTTCAGTCATAGAAAGGAAGAACCATGAAAACCTTCAGAATCAAAGTCAGAGCCTACGGATACATAGCAGATTTCACTGTTAAAGCATCTGAAGAGGGTAAACCTTTAGAAGATTCTATCATTGACAAACTAGGAAAAGGTGATATAAAATGGGACAAATCTGATTTTTATAGTCAGAAGAGAACATGGTTAACATACGAGGAGATTGTAAATGATTCAAGACCTTTACAAACAAAAAACGTCCTTGGAGTTGAGCTGGCAACAAGAGCATAATTTACACGGTAGATATACTCTTGATATGGTCAGAATTGATAGCAAGATAAGACAAGTTATCAATGAAATTAAGCTAGAAGAAGCTAAGATTGCTACCAGAGAAAACGCAATTGCTGATTCGGCTCCACAAGTTTCAGTAGCTACTTAATAAAAGCTACATCGTTGAAAACGTACATTCACTACGCAATCCCTTGCACTCTACTTAAATCTACTATATAAAATAGTCACTATACAATTAATCAGAACGTAGACGAGTATAGTCGACGGCCTAGAGACTGCGTTCGACAAAACTAGGAGGATAATACTATGGCAAAAACTCTATTTAGAGGACCAGTTCTGCAAGGTAAGTTTAACGAATCAGGCGTTACTGGATTTAACTTAGAAAACAAAGCAGCTAACTATACTGTGCAAAATGCAGATTCTGGTAAAACTTTTACATCATCTACTGATGGTGTAGTTTTCACTTTACCTGCAATTTCTATTGGAAGAATATTTACATTTGTAAATACTGCTCCTGATGGAACTAACGCATTAACAATTAGCCCAAATGCTAATGATGGTATTTTGTATGCTGGATCTTTAACAGATAACAAAGATCTTATTAATACAAAAGGTACATCAAAAGTTGGTGACTTTGTAGTATGTGCATCTTTAAACTCATCAACTCATTGGACGATTGTTGACGTACAAGGTGTATTTGCGAAAGAAGCGTAATAAATAATTTAGTGTGGGGCTTCGGCCCCATACAAATTGAAGGAGAATATTATGGCAGGTGGAGGATCATTCATAAGTGATCAAAAATTTACAACGACAACAGCAGACGGACGTTTAAAAACTAAGTCTGGTGGTTCAATTGACATTGGTCCTTGTAGAGTTACATACATACAAGCATCAGGATTTACTAACGTAAAACTTTACGATGCTACAAGTGCTGTTGCAGGAAAATTAGAATTTGAGTCAACATTCGGAAGTGAAGGATTAGATGTTTTTGTACCAGGTAGTGGTATAAGATTTCAAACTACTGTTTTTGCAGATGTAACTGGTTCAGGATCATTAACTATAGGATATACGGGATAATGAAAAGTGATGTAAAAGCAGTTAGAAAAACAGATGCTACAACAGTCTTTGGAGGCAGAACAAGATTAAGAGGAATTATTTTATCTTCAACTGGATCAGCAGGTTCAGTAACTTTACAAGACGGTAACTCTGTTACGCAGTTTCAAGTAGACGTTCCAGCTGGCGATGTGTTTTCATATAATTTAGCAGAAGACGGTATTTTGTTTGAAGGCGGTATGACAGTATCAGCAATTTCAAACTCTGTTGCTACAATTATATTAGATAAGTAGGAGACTAAATGGCAAACACAACCTCTGGAACACATAAGTTTGAAAAACATTTTTCTATTGATGAGATTATAGAAGAGGCTTTTGAAAGAATGGGTATCCAGAATGTTACTGGATATCAATTAAAATCTTCTAGAAGATCTCTTAATATAATGTTTCAAGAATGGGAAAACCGTGGAATTCATTATTGGAAAGTTGCAAACAATAATATTACATTAGTAAATGGACAAGCTGTTTATTCAATGTTTAGATCTACGGCAGACGGTACATCTGATGCAACAGCTGTCTATGGTGTTGATGATGTATTAGAAGCTAGTTTTAGAGATAACAATGTTGATACACCTTTAACTAAAATAGCAAGATCTGCATATCAAGCTTTATCTAACAAAACATCTACAGGACAGCCTTCACAATATTTTGTACAGAGATTTATAGATAAAATTACAATAACTCTATATCAAACACCCGGTACATCACAGGCAGGAAAACTTTTAAATTATTACTACGTAACAAGAATTGAAGATGCAGGAGCGTATTCAAATGCAACGGATGTTCCTTACAGATTTGTACCTTGTATGGTATCTGGTTTAACTTTTCATTTATCACAAAAGTACGCACCACAAAGAACACAAGAATTTAAATTATATTATGAAGATGAATTACAAAGAGCATTATCTGAAGATGGCTCATCATCAAGCACTTACATAACACCTAAATCTTACTTTACGGAGGTTAATTAATGGCTGTTGGTAAACATGCAAAATTTATATCTGATCGATCGGGTTTAGAATTTCCGTATAAAGAAATGAGAGTAGAATGGAATGGAGCAAGAGTTCACTTTTCAGAGTATGAAAAGAAACATCCACAGCTAGAACCAAAAAGATTTACAGGTGAACCACAAGGTTTACGTAATGCAAGACCTGCAAGAGTTGAGCCTGCCGTTGCAAGAATGCTTGGCCCTAATCCTTTTTCAATAACTAGTGGATCTACAACGATAACTGTTACAGATATAAATCATGGAAGATCTACAAATGATACAGTTAGATTTAGAAATGTAGATGGCTCACCAGGAGGATTATCGTCAACAGCTTACACAGCTGGATCTGGTTTTACAATTACAGTTACAACAACAGATAAGTATACATTTACATTAGGATCTACTCCTACTATAACAGAACAAGCAGGAGGCATGACAGTTACAGCAGGACCAGTAACTTTAGACGCATAATGGCATACACTTTAACAAATTTAACAGACGATATTAGAAATTACACAGAAGTAGATGATGGTGTTTTAACGACTTCAGTCGTAAATAGATTTATACAAAATGCTGAAAATAGAATTTATAGAGAAATAGACTCTGACGATAATAGACACTATGCAACATCTAATTTAGCTGTTGGAAATAGGTTTGTAACAATTCCGTCTGATTTAAGAAATATCAGATACGTACAATTAAAAGATACAAACGTAACACCAAACACACAAACATTTTTAGAAAAAAAAGATACTAGTTATATGGCTGCTTTTTATGACACGCCAAGCACAGCTTCTGGTATACCAAAGTATTATGCGAACTGGGACGCAGATTTTTGGGTGGTTGCACCTACACCAAACGCTACATATGAGATTACATTAGCGTATATGAAACAACCTGTGAGTCTTACAGATGCTTCTAAAAGCGGATCTGGGACTTACATGTCTAACAAATATCAAGACCTACTTTTATACGCTGCGTTAGTAGAAGCATATGCATACTTGAAAGGTCCAGTGGATATGTTACAATACTATGAAGCGGCATATAAGAGAGCAGCAGCATCGTACTCTATCGAACAAGAAGGTAGAAGACGCAGAGACGAATATCAAGATGGTGTTATTCGTAACAGTATTAAATCACCATCACCGTAATAAGGAGATATAAAATATGGCAAATATAGTACCAAATTCGTTCAAGTCCGGCTTGTTAAAAGGAACATTTAATTTTGACACTTCTGGAAATGGAGGAAACACTTTTAAGTGTGCTTTGTATACTAGCATAAGTAACTACAGCGTAGCCTCAACTGTATTCCTATCAGGAACAGGACAAGGTGAAGTTAATCCAAGTGAAACATCGTATCCAGCTGGTGGTAAAGATTTAACAAACTCAGGTATTGCAGGAACAACAACTGCATTCGTTGACTTTGCAGATTTAACTTTTCCATCTGTTACATTGACTGCTGCAGGAGCTG